GTTCAATAAATAAATTTTGCACATCAGCCGGAACTGCTGTTTTTCCAACTGTTGTGATTGTTGTTGTTGCTGGAGTGATGCTTGGTTTTCCTAATGCATTAATACTAAAAACTCTTATTTCATAAGTTCCATTTAATGTTTCGAAAATTGTAAAATCTGATCTTTTAACTCTTTCACTTATAAAATTTTCATTTTTAAATCTGTATTGGATATTATATTCAGTTACCCCTGCTACTGGTTCCCATTGAATAAACAATTTAGACACAGCTCTATTATTTAAAACAACAATCTGCTCTGTTGCTGTTAATGATGCAGGAGCTGTTTTTAATGCTGTTAAAGTTGTTACAACTCTTGCGGGTAAAGCTGTACCATCTTCTACAGAAGAATATTTGTTTGGATCATGAGCAACAGCAGTAATTTGATAATTTAATTCTGCACTTTCAGTAATACTTATCACTCTAAATAATTGAAGCTCAACGGTTATATTTTCTAAAACCCATGCTGTATTTGCTTGAGGAACAGCAGAGAAGGCCGATCCAACAGTGATTGTTGAACCTGAAATTGTAGATATACTTTTTGTTTCGAGTGTTCCATCTGGAAGAATTACAGAAAGGGTTGCATCTCCGACTGTTGTTAAGTCTGTATCAGTTGAATCATCAACAATTACTTGAGTAGTTGAAACACCTGTTTTAATTCTTCCCCCACGTCTTACCCCTGCTTTTACAGGATCTTGAACTTGAATTACAGAGCCAGGTCTAACAATCACCCCTGCATCAATTGTTGTTGTAAAGGTAACGACCTGCCCTTCATTTGACTGGGTATATAAAAACCACTTTGCAAGCCTGTTAGCCTGCCCCCTTGATGTTGTTGCAAATCCTTTTATATTTTTTACATTCACCCCATACCTTGTAATTAAGTCAGAGTCTTCTACAGTTTCATGGTCAATTGTTTGTGTCTCATTATCAAAATAAGAAACATTTACAACACTAAATTTTGTATTTTTAGCAGAATTATTATATGCAAAACCTGCCTCGGTCACGTTAGACAAATTAAAGCAATATGCAGGATCAGCAGGCCGATCTTGAGAAATATTTATCACTCCTGCTGAGTAAAAAGGCATGACCCGCATAACAGAGCAAAGATCATTGATAAGTGAATATGCGTCTTGTGAATTTCTAATAACTACATTTGTTGCAAATCTTGGCTCGGTTCCTCCCTTTCCATCATCTATTTGCTCCCCACAATATGCGCTTGCGGATTGAAAACTATAAACATCTAGCTGGCTTTCTGCTATTTGATCACCAAAGCCTTTTGAAGTTGTTAAAAGGTCATAAAGAATCCATGCAGGATCATTTGTATAAGCTTTATCTGATTTGAATGTCCCATTAAAAACCCCTGAATATGAAAGCGACCCATCTGCTCTAACTGTAGCGTTATGAGGTATTTTGATTAAAGTTCCCCTGACTTTATACATCCTTTGAGGAACGTTTGGGAAGGTTTCAGCGCTGAACCTTATTGCTGTATGAGCTGTATTGGCATAAGCTTTTTTATCATGAATTATCTCTGTGTATGAAATCCATTGAATTGCATTTTGCAATCTAGATGATGTACTATCAGCCGTAGTTCTATTAACTCTTATAGTGAAAGGAGCAACAAGAGAAGTTAAAGAATAACTAATTTCATAATCCTTGAAATATGGGCTTGCAGTTCTACCCTTTACAGTATCTGTAATTGAAGTCGAAACAGTTCCATTTGCATCAATAGTTTGAATAGTTAACGACACTTCTGCCCCGTCAACATCTCCATTATCTTGAAAATTTTGAAGAGCTGGAAAACCTAAAGTAATCCTCACAGCATCTGTACCAGTATTTAAAGTTCTTGAAACTGGATTTGATTGAGTAACACCAACGCCAACAGCAATTTCTGTCTCAATCTCATTTATTCCACCGATTGCTGTTTGATCTGAAGTTCCAAGTTTCGAGCTAAAAGTTATATTTTGGAAATTAAAATCAGAATCAGCAGGACTTGAATTACTAGCAGATGATTGTAAAACTTGAGTGCCATTTAAAAAAGTATCTTTAAGACTTGCGTTTGTATAAGCGGTCGTACCATGAGTTAATCCTGCATCTAAAGCAGATGGAAAACCAGCGATAACGCCCTCGCCTAAAATCTCAACGATTGTTGAAAATTGTTTTGAGGAAAGAGCTTCACGCGGTAAATCAGGATCAACTCTTGACTGATCTAAACGAAAATCTTGTATAGAATGAGGCATTAGGCAGTCCCTCTAATTTGTACTGTATCAACGCCTGAACTAATTACGATTGAACCAGTAAAGACCTCACCATAAATAATAGGCACAGGAATGCCACTGACACTAACGTTGGTAATTCCACTAAAAGCATAAGACCCTTGTGCTAATGGATCATCATCACCCATTGATGATGCACCTGAATCACTTGGAGGCGTTGGAGTGAGCATTTGAGTCACCCCACCAATTGCCATTGATACTCCAATACTGGTCATAACCGTTCCAATAGTCGCTCCAATTGTCCCTAATGCTGTTCCAGCAGCAGCAGCACCCGCCCCTAAAACGGCTGGTGCTAAATAAGGGGCTGCAATAAGAGCTGCGCCTGTCACAATTTTTCCTACTGTTGAATCAAAAAAACCTCCTGCACCAACAGCTACAGGGATAATTTGAATATCGTCTTCACTTCTTAAATTTAAAGAATCTTCTGTAATATCTGATCCTCCCATCTTTACCTTATAAAACTGATCTATCATATGTTTCTCAAGCTTTGGAAAATTACAAAGCAAAAAACGCATTGCATCAGCAGGACTGGCAGCAACAGCCTTAAAACTTGGTTGACCTAAAAATTTTCTCAGTCTTCCATAGACTCTTATCGTTTTAAGTTCCATATCTATAAACCTTCTTTGTAGCTTCTATATATTTTAAGTCATAATTTTCTCTACAGCTCAATTGACCAATATTATGATGAAGAATAGTTTGATCGCCAATATAAAGAGCTGTATGACTTAATTTTTTTTCTGGCCCTTCGACTAATAAAACATCATAAGGCTCTATTTCATTTTTATTTATTTCTTTAAATCCCAACGTTGGTAAAGTTGCTTCAAATAAAGGATTTTTTGAAAACTCTTTTATATTTTTTGGTCTTGGTGTATATGGAATATTTATATTTTTTTCTTGCTTGAAAAAATCTGTAATAAGAGTCCAGCAATCATGCTTGCCCCAAATCCATGTCCTGCCATAGATCCCTGCCTCATAACCAGACGGCTCAAAAGAAACCCAATCTTTGTGCTGAACGCTATAAATAAACCACGGCAACCCCAAATGCTCGCAAGATGCTTTATCAGGTTCAGAGGGAACAGCAGCGCCAAAAGGGTGTGAATGAACAATCCCAATTAATTCGCCTTCATCTTCACAATCAGCCCAATCATCTGGATTAATGACAAAATATTCTGAAGCCGTTTCTGCTAAATTTTTGCAAGGCCAATAAGTTTTTTTCCCTTTAATCAATGCCAATAATCCACAGGCTTCTTTGGGTGCTTCTGCTTCTGCATGAATAACCGCTTGATCTTTCCAATTCATGCGTTTACGAACGTACCAACGCCAGGGAAATCTTTTCTTGTGACTTGTCTTTTTGGTGCCCTTACGTTTTGAAGATCTAAAGCACTTACTAATTCAAATTGCACCTGCTCTCTATTTTCTAAAAGTTTTTGATTAATAAAGTAAATTTCTTGTGGTAATTCTGTGGAGCTTGAGGGGGTGCCATAAATATTTTGATTATTAGGAAAATTAGCAGCATCCAAAAAAGCTGCCAAAGTTCTATGTCTAATTATTTTTGCTCCCTGTAAATCATTAAAAGGTGTTGTTGCATTAACAGCAGCCATTAAAGCCGTTATGGTTCCTAATATATTGGATACGGTTAAAATAGGTCTTGGCAATCTTCCAGCTCCTGTATATTCAAAACCTGTTGCTTGAACTGGATACCGATCATAAGTATTTGATTGCCAAATAATTGAAGCGTTGCTATTCATCCCAACACCTGAATGAAACCTATGAACATCTGTTGAACCATGTAAGGCACTAACCAACGTTATTGAATAAAGTTCAATAATTGAACTAGGATTTATCTTTTGAAGATCTGAGACAGGTATTGCCATAAATTAAGGTTCAAAAACTTCTCTAAAAGTGCAATTTATAATAGCTCTATTTACATACGGTATTGTCTTGGTCCATGTCTGGCAAACATATTGCCCTGCACCTGAAAGAGTGATTGAAACATTACCGCTATTTGTTGCGCTGGCTGCTGCTGTCACTGTGAAAACATTGTCATCTGTCACCGTGGCAACAACAAAATCTCCATCTGTTGCTGATCCCGAGGTGTAATCAATTGTTAAAAGGTCAGCAATAGCAACTCCATGATTTGTAATTGTAATTGTAACGGTTGTACCTGATTGAGAATAAGTTCCTGTCTTTGTAAACCCTTCCCCAGGAGGTGTAAAAGTAAAACTTGCTTGGTCTTGCGCCCGACTTCTCAAAAATCCTTCAATGACATCTGCTTCTGTTTCGCTAACTGTAAATACAAGATCAAAAGTTTTTGGATCTTGCGTTAAAGGTAAACCCATCATTGTGCGAAATTCATACCCATCCCCTAGTTGGGTTATTCTTACCTTGGGCTGGCTTGTTTTGCGTTGCCCGTATGTCGGATTAATTGTGGGAAAAGTTGCCATTTATCTAGCCAATAGTCCTCCTGGTTGTGTTTCTTTGATTAATTCATTCTGAACGGCTGCACCAATTAAAGCTCCTAATTGTTGTGCATCTGCATTGTTACCAGAGACTGCTGACCCAGAGGCATCAACTGAAACATTAACAATATTGCTAGT